AGAACCGATCTGTGCAATGCCGTTGCGACCAGCGAGGCGCATCAGTTCCATCTGACGAGTGAAGCCTTCCATGAAGGTCGTCGGCGTCTGAGAGTTCAGGAACTTCTCGCGCTGGTCAGCCATCGCCTCGTTGAATTGCTCGAGCGAAATCTTGCCGCTCTTATAGAGAGCGTTCAGATCAGCGATTGCCAGCTTGTAATCGCGCAGCGGACCGATGATACTGTCCAGCAGCTTTTTCTGACGATCGAAAGCTTCTTCGCTCAGACCCGTCGGTTGATTGTTATTTCCACCAGCGAAAGGATCGTCCGGCTCGTCGGTCGGAGACGGAGGCTTCGAGAACTGATCGAAGAGACCACCCTTCTGGGCTTCTTGGAAACCTTTCTGGAAGTTCTCACCCATGCTCTTGCCGGCGAGTTCCATGACGCGAGCACGCTCCTCATCAGTGCTGCCGAGAATAGCCTTGGGATCGAAGTCATCCGGAACAAGCTGCTTCGGAATGGACTCTGCGAGTTCGGCCAGTTTGACACGAGCCTTGGCAACGAAGCCTTCTACAACAGCAAGAGCACCTTGGAAGACACCATTGATACCGTCACCCAGCTTCAGGAAGATGTCGAGAGCAGTACCACCGAAAACCTTGATGTTACGAAGAGCAGCAGCAATCTCTTTCCGGAACAAGAAAATAGCAGCAACGACCGCCACCACCGCCGCGACCAGCAGAGCCCAAGGGTTCAGGAGCGTTGCGGCCTGAAGGAGCGCCATCGCTCCGGCCAGCGTACGAACGGACGCAGCCAGCTGAAGGAAGGCGGTCACGGCACCAGCAACGCGACCACCAAGCGTCGCCCATGCGCCAACGTTCACGACGATCCAGTAGGTCGCCCATGCTGCGGTCGCAATACCGAGAGCCTTCGCCAGTATGACAAGATTATCCGCCACCGTATTGATAGCTTTGGTCAGGACGTCAGTATTCTCGAGACGGAAGAGATCGTTGAACTTGCTCTTGAGGTTCGTGAGCGCACCACCGAGCGTGTCGCGTGCTGCCTTCGCCGCACCTTTGTACGACTCGTTCAAGATGTCAAGAATCTTACGCTGTGCTTCGCCGACCCGTCCAGCTTCGACGAGGTCCTTGATGTTCTGACGAACTGCGGCCGTAAAGGAGGCACCGAAGCCTTGGCGCGACAGTGCTTCCGCAGCCTTCGTCGGGTTCTCGAGAGCCTTACCGATGATCTCAGCCGATTGCGTGACGCTGATGCCGAGGCGAGCGGACTGATCGATCGCAGCCTGAAGTGCGGCCGGAAAGTTCTTTCCGACGACGCCTGTGTAGGAGAGAAGTCGCGTCTGGGCTTCCGTGATCTCACCACTGTCAAAGATACTGTTCGCAGCCATCGCATCGGCCATGCGGTTGAGCTGCTCGGCCGAGAAGCCAGCAGCCTCACCAGTGGAGCGAAGAACCGCCTTCAGCTGCGCCTGTTGGCGCTGCAGATCCAGAGTGTTCTTGGTAAATTGTGCGAAGAGTGCGCCGACCGCGAAGAACTTGGTAAACTCGGAGAGAGCCGACTTGAGAGCGTTGACACCTTTCGCGCCTTTTTCCGCTCCATCCCCGATCTCCTCTAGGTTACGTTTGACGACCCGAGCACCTTGTTCATTGACGACGATTGTAATCGTCTGGGTCGTCACGTTACTTCTCCTTCAGAAGATCTATATCCTTCATAGACTGTTCTGCCGTGATGACTGCAGTCTCGACAAAGTTCTTTGGTGCCTGTGCGGAAGAGCCATCGTTCAATTTACTAATATAAGGCAAATTGTTCGTAATGTATATAGAAGAACCTTCTTTCATCGGTGCAGTCTGGATCTCCTCGCTGTTTTCAACGATACGAGCAGCGCCAGTTTTATCGAAGGCTCCTTCAGTTCCCTCAACAATCTTGTCAGAGGGAGATCCTACTGTGGCAAACCAGTTGTTGCGAGCCTGTCCGGTCTTGACAGGCGTTTCTACGACGAGGACCTGACTGATACGAAGTGCAAGTTTCCGGACGCCTTCGGCCGCATTCTCCGGAACCCTCGCTCCGACTGCTCGGATCTTCTTGGCAAAGTCGCTGAGTTCATCACCCATTTTTCTTTCTCTTCCACTCCATGAAGACCTTGTCCATTTCTGTCAGGAAGTAATGTAAATCCTCCGTCTGCTCAGGCGTGAATTCATAGAGCCTAGCATATTCCGCAATGGAGAGGAAAGAAATTGGACCGTCCCCAAGCCCAGAGCGGCAGGTTGCCAGATCAAAAAATGCGCCGAAGAAAAGTTCTAGGCCGAAGTACAGTTCCGGAGCATTCTTGATAGCGTCGGGCAACGGTAGTCTGTCGCGCCGACACATCTCAATAATCTTTTTCTCGTGCTCGCCCTGCTCTAGAGTGTAGCGCAGGACTTCAGTTAGTTTTTTGCGTCAGCCTCGCGGATTTCTTCGCGGAACAGTGCCGACTTGGTGGCCTGTTCCTGAAGATCCGTAAAGAGGTCGGGCAGGACGCGCAGGGTCTTGAGCACGTTTTCCTTCGTGAACGGCATCAGCTTGCCGTCGGGACCTTCGATGCCTTGCTTGTAGATCGGGTTCTTGTCTTCGTCTTCGCCGACCTTCACCTCCCAGTTCAGGATGATTGACTCGGCGTAGGCTTCGCGCAGGAGCTCCAGAATCTTTTCCGGCTCGATGGTCTCCGTCTGGATGGCTCGCTTGTTCGGCTTTGCCTTTGCTTCCATGACTCGCGTGAACTTTTTGTTCCCGCCACCAGCACGTGCGATCGTGACACGGAAGTAGGTATAGTCGATCAGAATCCCGTTCTTTTCGAGACTCTCATCGGTCTTGAACATGCGGTACATACCGCCTTCAAGCTTCTCCGTGCTGGCTTCTTTTTTCTCAGTCATGTAGTCGTTCTCCTTTTCTCAGGTTGTGATTAGGCGTCAGCTGCGTCCGGCAGATAGTCGAAGAAGCTGATCAGCATGGTGTGGTTCATGGTGGACAGGACACCTGCACCAGAAGCCGCATCCGAGGTGATCGGCAGCTTGATCGGCTGATCCTTTTCGATGTTGGCACGAGCGTCCGAGAGGACGATGAGCGGCAGATCGAAGCACATGCCGGAGTTGTTCTTGACGATTGCCATGTCGAGCGTGACGCTCGAGTTGGCGCGAACCGCAGCGATTGCGGCAACGTCCGCGAAGTAGGCGGTCATTTCGCCGGAGACCATGAACATACCTGCGGTAATGTCAAAGGCTCCGAGCGTGCCGATCGCCTTGTTCGGCGAGACGTTGTTGTTGATCGTGATCGTCATGTCCGTGACGAAGGCGAAGAGCGAGGACGGAGCCTCGTCATCATCGCTCACGACGGACAGTTTGATGCGCGAGAAGTCAGACGAGGTGTTGAAGGCGTCGGATTCTTCGACATCGGGACGAGTACCGGACTTGACGCCTGTCGCGGCATCGACAGTCTCGTGATCGCAAGCCACGAACGAAAGATCGACAGTGATCTTGTCGGCCGTGTTGATGTTGAAGACTGCCTCGTTCGGAACTGCACCGACGAGATATTCAGCTTGGGTATCCGTCGGATTGTCAGTATCCGGCACGCCGAGTTCACGCTCGAGCTGATAGGTGCGGCGAACGATGTTCGTGCCCGTCTCGTTCTTCAGCACGCGACCGAAGAAGATGCGGACCGTCAGACCCGTACCCGTTTCAGCTTGCATGTCCGATGCCGACTTGTCCAGTTCGATATAGGACGCAGCGACCGAGCGGACACGCTTGAAGCCATTGTTTGCCGCCGTGACGAAGTCCTGACCAGCACCATCGTCGCCGACGAAGATCCATTCGCCAGGAATCAGGCCGAGGGTGGTGAAGTCGACCGCACCGGAGGCACGCACGAGGCGAGGGAAAGTGCCGGCAACGCTGACATCCAGCGTGCCAGAGGCAAATTCATAGCCGACCGCGACGATCTCTGCGTCAGACGGAGGAGAGGCTTCCGCAGTCAGCAGACCCGTTGCAACTTCGACCGAAGTGTTGGAGACGATTGCCGTGACTTTATTGACGGCATTGTTCGCGGCATTGGTGAAGTTCTTGCCTTTGATCAGATGGTTGACGATGAAGCCAGTCGTGTCGGCGACTTCATATTCGTCAGGGTTGCCGCCATCAACGTCGACGGCAGTGACGACCTGCTCACCCTTGCGGCGAAGATCCGCAAAGAAGAAGCCTTGCAGGAGTTCCTGCATGTTCGTCTGCGTCAGATCGTTGTTGAAACCGCCGGAGGCGTCAAGATCCGTGATGACACCTTTCTTGCGCTGACGATCGGCCGCGATCGGCTCGCGAGCGATGGTGGAAACCTGACCGCCGAAATCCGCGTAGCTGTTGGGCTCGTACGGAATCCAGACCGGAGTGACGGGAAGCGTCTTGAGGGACTCTTCCTCCGCAATGCGAAGACCCGTAACGTTCGAGTCGATTTTGCTAACTGCTGGCATGGCTTAATCCCCTTTCAAAGGTCACTTGACTTCATCATACTCAAAGGTAAAAGTCACATTCATCTGGAAGAAGTTTCCGTCGGGACCGACTTCCTGAACTTTTCCGTTTCGGAACCAGACCCCTCCTGGGCTTGCCTTACCTTCGAAAGCATCCAGAACTATCTTAGCTGTTGCATCGGCGTCGGACAAGCCTTTTCCCGAGGCAGCAAAGATCTGCACCGTCAGAACACCGATACGAGTATACCGTTGTTTGCCGA